TTGGTCACGAATGCCTTTATTATATCGGGAGTTATCAGGCACTGGAATGAAGACACTTCTAATCCACCTGGTAGCGTTCTGGAACGTAGTTGTAATGAACTGCATCCAACCCGTTAACTGGAAATACTGTTATCGTATTGACCAGTGGTTAGTACCTGATCTGGTAGAAGGTTATCAGATCTGGTCTGGCAACAAACATCCTTATCAAAGTGAGAAGGATTTCCTACGGAAGAATGGTCGAGTGGTTGATGGCACTGGTCTTGAAAACCAGCAACGTTAATAGCGTTCGGGGGTTCAAATCCCTCTTCTTCCATCGTCAGGGTATCCACACCTGACTCATGTATACATTTTGTATACATATATAACAACTGTCACATGTGACAGTTAATTGTACTTTTACTTAGAGGAATTAATTCAAATGATCAAATCTGTATTCGCTGCTACTGCTGCTCTTTCTATGTCTGCAGGTGCTGCCCTTGCAGGTCCCTACGTTAACGTAGAAACCAATGCTGGTTGGACTGGTTCAAATTATTCTGGTGCTGCCACAGATTTTCACGTTGGCTACGAAGGTGTTTTTGGTGACGCTGCTTCTTACTACGTTCAGGGTGGTGCTACTCTGCTGAGTCCTGACGGTGGTGAGAGTGACACTGTTCCTTCTGGCAAAGCAGGTCTGGGTCTGGGTCTGACCGAAGCACTCGGTGCTTATGGTGAGGTTTCATTCGTTGGTTCAGGCGATGACAACATTGACCGTGGATACGGTGCTAAGTTGGGTCTGAAGTACAACTTCTGATACTTGACAGCATTGCTATAATAGAGGGACCTGAGGGTCCCTTTTTTTATGCTTATGGCAAAGGTCTTTAAAGTAATCTTTCACCCAGTCACAGTGGTGAACTTACTGTTTGTTGGGTCTCTGGGAATGATTGGAATCATTCACAACAGAGCACATCATACGTTAGAACAGGATGTGCATGGTCATGTTCACAGAGCATTAAAAAAGAATCCCGAACTTGCACGATCTGCTTGTTGGGAATTAGATTAATTTAAAGGCAGGGTTGACTACCCTGCTTCTTCATGCTATCATATATACAGTCATTCCTATGGAGGTTATGGAAGTAATTCTTTACTCAAGAAAGAATTGTCAATGGTGCGAACGTGCCAAAATGTTATTCGACAATTTAGATGTCAAGTATACTGAATACAAATATCAAGAACACTTTACTAAAAGAGATTTCATTGCTGAGTTTGGTGAGGATGCAACGTTCCCTCAGATCTCCATTAACACCAAACACATTGGTGGATTCAAAGACACGTTGCATTACTTCCAAGAAAACAAACTTATCTGATGGAACACACTGAAGAACTTTACGTCCTTGTCGAAAGAGCAATTGATGCTGCCTTCGAGGGAAAGTTTCTATTCAACCTTTACACTTATGTCAAGACCTCTAAGTTTACTCGTAGAGATATGACTGAGTTTATTGAAAGTTCTACTGCTGCAAATGTTGCCAGCGTTGTAACTGAATTAGAACTATACATTAAAGGCAAAGATAAGATCTCCAAAGAAGCATATGGACATCTTTCAAAACCTACTGCAAGAAAGATCAAAGATTATCTCTACAAAATCCTAACTGATTCATGGAAGTATGAACAAGAAAGAAGACCAGGCAGAAAACCTGGGAGTAAAACCCGAAAGCGAAAGTCAACTATCCTCTCTAAATAGAGGTGACGAGTTTATGCTTAATAGGAGGAGGCGTAAGAGGTTAACATCCAAGGAACCTGAACCAGAGGTTCATCCTAAAGAGGAGGTAAAGAAAATGGATTTATCAACAGTCCTAGTGTTTTCAACTTTAATTACTATTGGTGGGACACTAATTGGATTCTTATTTGGGTGGTTTGCTCATGCATACTACGCTACATTTGTTGAGGAGGTTCAAGAAGCAATTTCAACAGAAGAAGTATCCTACACACCACATCCTGAGATGATGGATGAAGAAGGTAATCCAATTCCATTCCAAGTAGCAAAACTAATCAGTATAGAATTTGATCAGAGAGATGCTTTCGATACTGATCCCTTTGCCGACGACTAAATAATCACAAACGACATTTTGTATTACTCATGAAACTATTGATTTCTGAAGTTATTAAAAAGGCATCTAATGCCAAAACCAAAACTGAGAAGATTAAAATCCTTAAGGAGAACAACACTCAAGCACTTCGCTCAGTTTTGAAATGGAATTATGATCCTGGCATCAACACAGATCTTCCAGAAGGTGAAGTACCTTACGAAAAGAACGATGCACCTATTGGTACAGAGCATACAGTTCTTGAAAGAGAGTATCGTAATCTCTGGAGATTTATTAAAGGTGCAAATTCTTTAACTCGAATGAAGAGAGAGCAATTGTTCATTCAATTACTCGAAGGTCTCCACGAAAGCGAAGCAGAAATTGTCTGTCTCGTTAAAGATGGTCTCCTTCAATCTAAATTTAGAATTACTCATGCTGTAGTTAAAGAAGCGTTTCCCGAAATTAAATGGAGTGAATGAATCCTATGGTCAACATCGTTAATGAACAACGAGTGATCTACATGATTAAAAAGTGCATTAAAGAGAAACAGAATGACAGAGAAACTTTCCACAGAGTCACCTTATCAAACCCAGGATTCTGTGAAGAACGAATCAGACAACTCATCAATGAATTTCAATCTAACAGAAGATGATAGAAAACTACTACGTTCTAAGTATGACGTAGTAGTTTTTGCTCATGACTGTAAACCAGAAAATATTGATAAGAAAGAATGGCCATACAATGCCGTGTTGGTAGTGTATGAAATTGATGGTGAAGTTCACTACGACCATGCTGCAGGTCCAAAGGTAGTTAAAATTTTTGATGCTTACTACGACATCTTGAAACCTGTTGGTGGAAAGATCTTGACGTTGGAAACAATGTATGGTATGATTAATCCGAAACTATGGGGAAACAAACCCAAAAAAGACAAAAAATGACCGAAGATTGGCGCTACAACGAAGAGCGTTTAGAACTACGCTCAACCGTATACACAATTCTCCTGAATAAATTTGGTGGTCTCACCCATGAAAATGGAGAACCAAAGTACAGTATGGAGAGCATCCAGGCATGTTGTCATGATTGGGTGTCCCAAGGTCATGTCAGTTCATCTGGCATTGTAAAATATTATCAAGCGTATTATGCAAGTTAAAGTTATTAGTGTTACCCCAGATGCCGAAAAGCATATGGGGTATGTGGCAAGGGTTAGCAACCCAAACAATCAGGAAAATCCAAAGGTTGCGGGTCTTTTATCCTATTGTATTAAACATCAGCATTGGAGCGTCTTTGAGCAGGCATTCATGACGCTTGAGATAGAGACCACCAGGGGACTGGCGGCACAAATTTTGAGGCATAGATCTTTCACCTTCCAGGAATTTTCACAAAGATATGCTGATAGTTCTTTGCTGTCAGATAGAATTCCTATGTTTGATATCCGTCGTCAAGATACAAAGAATCGTCAAAACAGTATCGATGACATTGATCCTTTTGAAAGACAGCATCTTCAAATCTTAATTCAAAAACATTTTGATGAAGGTATGGATCTATATCGCGAAATGCTTTCGCGTGGTGTTGCAAAAGAGTGTGCTCGTTTTGTACTCCCTCTCGCCACTCCTACCAGAATCTATATGACGGGTTCAGTTCGTTCATGGATTCATTACATAGATTTGCGTTCTGCTAATGGCACACAAAAAGAACACATGGACATTGCAAAAGAATGTAAGTGTTTGTTTGCTGGTGAGTTTCCAATAGTTGCTGAAGCATTAGGTTGGACAACTCATGAATCAGAATGAGATCGACGAACTTAAATATGATGTAGCACATCACCTGCTCAGTAGAATGAGTGCTGGTTCTCAGTTTCAATATGCGTTAGATCGTATGATTCAACTCTGTGATCATTACTCAGAGGAAGAATTAAAAAAACTGTTACCTAAACGAAAGAAAAAAACTAAAGGAGGAGGTTTCTAATGAAACTACTAACACTTGAAGATTATCAAAAGGCAGGAGAAACATTCTGGCCAAAGTATTGGTACGTCGCCAAAGAACTTGGTGA